ACGTGTATAGATTTAAACACTGGCAAAAAATTAAGAATTCCTGAAGAGTTATTCTACAGCAATAAATCTAGATATGTCGGCGTGACTTCAGGGATGGGAGTTTATTATAATGAAGAAACTGGCGTCACCAAAAGTTTACAAGTTAAAACAGTAGAAGGTTATCCATGGGTAAAGTATACTGCTGCGTTTAAGCAATACCGACCAAAAGATTCTATCGTCTGCGATCAAAATGAATTGAAAATGCTACATATCAAAGATCCTCTAGTTATAAGTGGAGAATATGTATCTTATTGTTCTGATATGATTACTGTATACGATAAAGTAAACGACAAGCATTTTAATTTACATAAGTCAGATCCGAGAATTGGAACTGTGTATCCTACTTCGGCCAGCGTTAAACAAAATAAAGACATGGTTGCTGTGTTTGATGAAAATCTAATTAAACATACTATGAAACTCAGTTTAATTAATGAAGATTATATTCAGACGTCTAATCTTAGATTGAAATTGAAAGCTGGGAAATCTGTAAATTTGCTTGAATATGATCATTCATTGCATGATGTAATTACGATAAGCATAGATATGTTAGATGAAAAGACTAATGAAGTCATTAGAACATTAAATACAGATAAAAGATTGTTACAATTTAAACGTTATAGAAAAATAAAGATATACTACAATGCATGTACTAAATGTTAAATTATTAGAAGAAAAATTTGATCAATGGGATCTTTCGACTCCAACTGATAATTTCGTAATATCAGTTGGAGGTGAAGAAGTCATCGTTCACAATTCGCCGGCGGTGGTCATGGGTCATCATCCAGAAACCGGTAAACTCTTCGTTGCGTCGAAATCCGCGTTTAACAAAGATCCAAAAATCAATTATAGCCACGAAGACATAGAACGTAATCACGGTCATGCTCCGGGTCTGGTTGAGAAACTAAAAGCCGCTCTAGACCATGGTCATAAAATATTACCGAAGACTGGTGTGTTTCAGGGTGACATTCTGCACGCAGGCGCTAATGACATGAAACACACCAAGTCTGGCGTATCTATTAAGCCAAACACCATCACTTATAAAGCCAAGGGTGAAGACGCAGAGAAGCTAAAGAAGTCTAAATTCGGTGTTGTCATGCATACCGAATATCATGGTAAGACATTAGATGATATGAAAGCTGCTCCGATTGCAGATCATTCTAAATTTAAGACTCACGAAGACGTTTTTGCTCCGTCGGTTGCTTATAAGGGTTCTGGTAAGAAACTAAGCAAACCTGCGGAAAAGAAATTTAACGATCATATTGCTGCCGCGACAGAATCAAATAACAAAGTAAATCATTCTCACATCGAACCACATCGCGAGCATCTGAATACGTACATCAATCAGACTGTCCGGACTGGCGAAACTCCAAGCCACTCAGGATACGTAAGTCATTTAGAGGTGAAGAAACAGAAAGCGTTAGATTCGGTTAAGACAGAGAAAGCGAAGGGCGCTAAGGGCATTCTGCACGATTCTAGAATAGCTTCTGCCAATGGCGAGCATAAAGAGTCTATCGAGAACGCGCTAAAAACTCAACATCATCTTCAGTCGGCGAAGAACATTCTAGTCAAGCATATGGATGATTCGCACACCGGTCTAGAGTCAAGTATCAATGGTAAGAAGACAGGACCCGAAGGGTATGTCGCTAGTCATAATGGTAAGAGCGTAAAGCTTGTCAATCGGGCGCAATTCTCGGCGGCCAATTTCCAGAGATAATAATGGCGAATTTATCTTTAACAGAACTGAAGAAAAGATCAGGGCGTATAGAAACGCTATGCGGCAAATTGTCTAAAAATGATGAGTTTGAAACCTCAAGGGGTAAAGTAAAAGCTGATCAACTAGTTCATTACAAAGGTAAAGAATTGATTGAAGTTTATGATGTAAAAAATGTACTTACTAAAGGCGTAAAAGCTCTACAATCTGCATCTTCTTCTGATAATTTTTATATAAAATCTAGCATTAGTTCAAACCTCGTTAAACTAACAGATTTAGTAAAAACTGGAGAATTTGGTGGAAAAGGCGCGGGTGGTGGGTTAGTAGCAGAAACTAAAGCAATAACTCAGTTACAAGAATCATTATTAAATGCAATTAAAGAAAACAAAGGACCAATAAACGTTTCCGTCGACGGAAAGATTTATAAAAACATAACAGATGTGGTTAAAACAAATGGTACTCCAAAATCTGATTTTCATTTGATTAATTCCGATGGCGTTGCTGTTGTTTGGTGTTCTCATAAAGATGGTTCCACTGTTAAAGATTTTCAGCAGTGGGGTGGAGTTTCAGAAAAAGCAGAACCAACTATCAATAAACATCCTGAAGTACAAAAGTTCATTAATGATATAAAGAAATTGTATCCAAATGGCTTAAAAGATTCTACTGATAAAACGTTATATAGAAAAATTAAAGATACTGTGTTGAAGATGTTATCAGTATACGGCAATAAATATGGTTCACTTATGGGTGAACAAAACGTAACAATTTTATTGCAAGGTTCTATAGGTTTTAAAAAATTCGGAAATTCGTATCAATTTACATCGTCGCATTCAACATTTAACGGCAAATCAGTAGATGATAATGGCTATGAACCTGTTTTGATGGCGATCAATAAGGGTGACAGGTCGGATGGTGGTATACCTGGTGTCAGATTAGTAATATCACCAATTGGTGGAAGAAAAGGAAAAGAGTTTCCATGAAAACAACAGTAATGACCTTTGGGCGCGCAAACCCAGTCACCTCGGGCCACTTAAAACTTTTCGATAAGGTAAAAGAAGTAGCTAAAGAGCATAATGCAGATCATAAGATTATTCTGTCTCATACTCAAGACTCAAAGAAAAATCCTTTATCAGTAGATGATAAAGTAAAATTCGCCAAGCATTATTCGCCGGGTTCTAACATCGAAGGTGCAAGTAAAGAATCTCCTACTTTCCTCCATCATGCCAAAAAATTATCCGACTCTGGAACTGAGCACCTCGTAATGGTTGCTGGTTCTGATCGGGTCGATGAGTACCACAAACTTCTTCATAAGTATAATGGTCAACCCGGCAATCATAACTTTAAAAAGATTACAGTTGTGTCTGCTGGCGACAGAGATCCAGATGCAGAAGGCACCGAAGGAATGTCAGCTTCTAAACTCAGAGCACACGCTGTAGCCGGAGAGTATGATAAGTTCAAATCTGGATTACCCAAGGGTGATGAAGCTATTCATAAAGAAATGTACAAAAAAGTTCGTTCTGGTCTGAAATTGGAATGTTTCATTGCTTGGTCTAAAAACATGATCTCTGAATCGCTGGCTTACAACAAACACGCTCTGGCTGCCAAACAGTTTGATGTTCTGGTAAATAATGATCCTAAGAATAAAGATCATATTATTCAAGCGATTAAATATCATATCAGAGCTGCAAACACATCTCCGAACTCGGCAGTCAAAAAACTTCACGACGCTAGAATTGCGCAACTTACAACTTAGGAATTTTACCAATGGAACTAGAACAACTCGATAAACATATTCATTTAACTCCGACAGCAACAGGCGTAGAGGTGATGTTTGCTGGCCTGGTATGTTTATCTGTATACGAAGCTGCAGATGGATATCTATGGAAAATCAATCCTATTTTCGCTAAGCTTACGTATGGCGCCAATGTATTTGAAGATGTGCCATGGTGTTTTGAAGCCACCGATACTCTAGAAGAGTCTATTGCTTCTGGCTTGGAAAAACTACATACGCTTGGTGCATTTAATAAAGAAGTTGATCTACCAGAAGATACTTACGTTGAAGCGCATCTAGACGAATCAGCAGAAGAACAGATCGATGAACTTTCTGACGTAGTTAAGCATTCATATGTAGCAAAAGCTGCTCGTAATCGTGATGCGATCGAAGACAGTCTAGACGCGATCGCTGCGTCTGGAGCTAAGGTGGATACTTCTAAATTGAAGAAGAAATCTGAACATCGCGAGATTGGAATGCAGAAAGTCAATAGCAGATTCCCTAAAGAGGTCGGCTATTCTCTGAGAGAAGATTGCCGCAAAGAAGCGCTGAAGCACTGCGATTCGTTAATGGAAGCTCACGACCTTGCTCAAGGTCTTTATGATTCTTTCATAGAAGAACTTGACGAAGCATTTAAAATGCCTGAACGCGCTACTTATGATAAAGTTGAATCACATAGCAAAAAAACTATTAAGGCAATAAACCGCGCCAAATCAGACCCAACACCAGAAAATAAACAATCTGCTAAAGATCATCGTGAGCATCTTAATAAACTTACAGCTCTTCGCAACAAACAAATCAAAAATGGCACTTTGAAATCTTCTTATTCTTCAATGCACGGTGGTCACATCATAGAAGAACTTGACGAAGCATACGGAGCAACCAAGAAAGCATATGATCCTTTTGCTTCTGCTATTTCAAAAGTAATGTCTCGTCCTGCTTTCTCTGCTGTTCCAAAAGATGAACCAGAAGCAGCTCCTGCTGTCAAGAAAAAAGGTCGTCCGACCAACATTGATATAGACGCAATTAAAGAAAAAGCTCTAGAAAACATCAAGGCAGGCAAACGCCCGACTCATTTGATGGATCGTAACGAAAAAATACATTTCGTTCGCCATCTTAAAGATCATCATGATTTTTCTGACTCGCACGTATCTAAAGCCGGAAGAACGCACGGAACAACCAAAACAGAAATGTCTGCCAGAAAAGATGCTGTTAAAGCATCAAAAGTAGACAATGTTATGGCTAGCTGGATGAGCGGAAAATGACCGATCTGTTAAAGACTCTACTAGCCAATCATATTGAAGCTTCCTTGACAGTTCAGGGCTATCATTGGTGCATTGAAGGGCCTGATTTTAATCAGTATCATGATTTCTTTTCAGAAGTATATGGACAGTACGCTGGCCAAGTAGATAGATTGGCAGAATATATCCGCATCGTTTCTCACTCGACTGAATATGTAATTGCTACTGTCGACGTAGTAAAAGCCAACAAAACTATCAAGCCAGAGACTCTGGTCGGTAATAAGCCGATCGAGATGACGAATGCCATCATCGTCATGAATGATATTATTCTGTCCGACTTTAACAAACTGTTCAAGCTTGCGTCCTCTAAGCTTGAACAAGGCTTGGAAAATTACTGCGCAGATCAAATCGATGCGTTAAATAAACTTAACTGGAAAATGAGAGCTATAACAAAATGAAAACATTTCTACAATATCTATCAGAAAATTCTGTATCGAAATCGTCTAAAGATTTTTACAAATTTGCGAATGGAGCTGCGCCAAAGGGAAGTGGATCTTGGTTATTTTCTACAGTTCATCCGTCTGTACATAAGATGGACACCGATGATGTATTTTCGCACAATGGCCCATTCGTAGAAGCGCAAAAAGCTGCAGTCTCTCATTATAAAATGAGAGGTCATAAAGGTGAGGTGCACGTACTATCATGATGACTGAATCACAAGAACAAGAGCATTTCAAAAATGCTATGGATACGATTCACCCGAAGTTTAGAAATCTTGCTAGAAAATCGTACGAAAAATCTAGAAGCACCGGTCAGACTCATGCCGCGGCTATGACGACTATGAGAACTATGTTTGCAGAAGAAGTCGAATCGATAGACGAACTTTCTTCAGAAACTTTAAAATCACATAATGATAAAGTCAGAGCAGAACCAATGCCTCGTAATACTTTTAAAATAGTGAAGAGAATTCTGGCTAAACGTAGAGCTTCTGAAAAGCTTCATGATAAAGAAGTTGACGTCATTGCCAAAAAAATTGGTAGAACTAATGAAGATCTAGTAGATGAAAATCTGAGTCAGAGCTCTAAAGAAGGCAAGATTGCTCGCGGAACTAATAAGAATTTAGGTCCAGTTAAGAAAATGATGGGTAACAAAACTGCGTTATCAACATACATCCACCTCATTGATAAAACGAAAGAATAAATATGTCAGTTTTAAATACAAAACCACGCTGGTGCCCGACTGCTGTTGCTACTAATCAAGGCTGGGTTAATTCTGTGTCAGGAGAACTTTTAGTGTCTTTTAGAAATCTAAAGCAGCGTCTAGACGAAGAACAGGCGTTATCCACGCCTACAGTAGTAGAAGAAGAAGTAATTGCGCCGGTCGTTCAAGCTGTTAAAGAAGTACGGATTAGAAAGCCGAAGAAAAACCAGCAGATTATCGGCGAAACCGTAGAATTCGATAACGTCAATGTTGTTGGCGAATAATGGCTGATACAAAAATCTCAGAATTCGCTTCTGCAGTATCGGTCTCTGCGGTAGATACCTTTCCGATTGTTCAATCTGCTCTAAATAAGAAAGCAACTTTAGGCCAGATTAAAACTTTCAGTAACACCAATTCTATTGCTAATGTAGTCGCCGGAACAATCGCATTACCCATCGTCGGAGTAAACATTGTAACAGTAACTGGTACATGTATTTTGCCGACTTCTGTAGACGCGACAGAAGTCAAAGTAATTAGCTTAGGTTCTGGTAAAATTTCGTCTGTCGGTCTGTTACCATCCGATGGGTTTAGCTTTGCGGCCGCCGGTGCCACACTTAATGCAATTTGGGCCGCTGGAAAATGGAATGTAATGTCTGTCTCTGGAATGACTACCGGAATCGTTTAAAGTTAGTATGATTCGTAATAATTCAGAATTTTTGAATATTGCTTTAAAATCATATGACAATCCGATTTTGACTTCGTTGAATGATTTTGAATCTGATGTAAAGCGTATCGTTCATCTTAGTAATATGATTGATAAGTTTTGCGCTAGCAATGATTTGACGAAACTTAGAATAGCGCTGAATCATATGGTGATTATTTACAATTGCTTTGGCGCCGCCTCTGTCGACATGATACGATATAAAATAAAAGAGAATAAATTCGTTGTCGAAACGATGATGTATTTCTTAAAAATGATTCCTAACACATTGCCGAGTGCCGGCATAGATTTTAAATTACTAAATTCATTAGAACTATTATGATAAAAGAAGATGGGCCCGTCACTGTCACGGCCGGAATAGAAGGCCCGAAAATGCCGATTAAAATTCAGAGCGTATCTAAAAGTGTATTCAGAAGAGCGGCAGCTCTTAAGCGTAAAAGAGAAATTCAAGAAACATTAAATATCAATACAGATATTCTGTTATGCGCAGAAACTAACGAATCACTATTTTTGGAAGAATAATTCGATTCAGAATATTCGATCGTATTAAATAAACTAAACCAATATTGGAGAACTATTAATGGCATATTTACAATCACCCGGCCTACAGATCATTGAAAAGAACATTTCGGCTGTAACTACTGGACTATCTTCTACTCTGGGTGCTTATGCTGGCACTTTTCAATGGGGCCCAGTGATGCATCCTCAGTTGATCGACAGCGAATCTACGCTGCTATCGACTTTCGGCCCTCCTAATAACGATACGTATTCACACTTCTTCGCAGCTTCTAATTTCTTGCAGTATACCGCAGGCATGTGGGTAGTTCGCGTTGCTACCACCAACAAAAATGCTACCACAGATGGAACTGGAGTTTTGATCAAAAACATCGAGCAATATGATGCATCTTATGCCGATGGTGTTGCTGACGTTGGTACTTTTGCTGCTCGTTATCCTGGAACTCTTGGTAACGGTCTGAAAGTCTCGATGGCCGACTCTGCTACTTTTGCTAAATGGGAATATAACACTTCATTCACTGCTGCTCCTGCTACTAGCGCTTATGTTGCATCTAAGGGCGGTTCTAATGATGAATTACACATCGTGGTTGTTGATGCTCTTGGCAAGTTTTCAGATACTCCTGGCACAATCTTAGAAAAATACGCATTTGTTTCTAAAGCATCGGATGCAGTATCATATCAAGGCACAAACAATTACTACGTTAACGTTTTGCGCAATCAGTCACAGTATGTATACTGGGCTGATCATGACGCCGACGGCATCAACTGGGGAACGTTGTGCGCTAACACAGCTTACGACAGTCTTTCTGATACGCAGTGGACTCAAGTAACATCGACAGCAACTGCTTGCGTTGGAACTACTGCTACTGTTACATTTGCTACTCTTGGCGCAGCTCCATTCACTGTCGGCGAACCAATCACCGTTTCTGGATTTATTCCGACCGGTTACAACGGAACATTTGTTGTTAGCGGGTGCACTACATCGACAGTATCATTCATTGTTCCGGCTAATCTATCTGCCGCAACAGTTCATGGCACTGTTACTACTAAGCTATACGATTTTGCATATACTCTAAGCGGCGGTACCGATGTTAACACAGCTACAGACGCAGATCTAATGCTAGGTTGGGACTTGTTTAATGATGCGCAAACTTATGACGTCAGTCTACTGATCTCTGGTAATGCTTCGATTACGCTTGCCGCGTATATCGTAATGAATGTTGCAGATGTTAGACGTGATTGCGTCGCATTTACTTCTGTGACAACAGACATCACCGGCAGAGCATCTCCAATCTTGGCATCTTCTACTACTAGACTAGCGGATGCTAAAGCATTCAAGACGTTCGATTCTACTTATGCTGTTATCGATACTGGTTATAAGTACATGTACGACAAGTACAATGATAAGTATCGTTGGACAGCTTTGAACTCTGACGTCGCTGGTCTATGCGCTCGTGTAGATATTACTAATGACACATGGTTCAGCCCTGCCGGTATCGTCAAGGGACAGATTAAAGGCGTAACTAAACTAGCCTGGAATCCAAACCAAAGAGAGCGTGATTATCTATATCCTGCAGCTATCAATCCAGTCATTAACTGGACCGGTCAGGGAACGATGCTATATGGCGATAAGACTGCTACGCTTAAGCCGTCGGCTTTTGACCGTATTAACGTTCGCAGATTGTTCCTAGCTCTTGAAAAGTCTATTTCTAATTCAGCCAAGTACAACCTGTTCGAAATCAATGATGCATATACGAGATTGCAGTTTGTTTCTTCTGTTGAACCTTTCCTACGCGATGTCAAGGGTCGTAGAGGACTTGAAGACTTTAAAGTTATTTGTGATGAAAGCAATAACACAGGTCAGATCATTTCTACAAACCAGTTTGTCGGAACTATTCTCATTCGCCCATTGTACAGCATCAACTTCATTACTCTGAACTTTACTGCGGTTGGCCCGAATATCAGTTTCGAAATTGCTGCCGGCGCTTAATCATACGATCTAAATTAATAAAGAGGAATAAAAATGGCAAATGTTGATACTTTTAGATCTACTTTAACAGGTGGTGGAGCACGTCCATCACAATTTAAAGTAGAAATGTTTTGGCCCGCTGGTATCGGAGCATCTCTCGCAGACGCTCCGGCGTTCTTAGTCAAAGCTGCTAGTTTACCGGCTTCGACCGTTCAGTCGATCGAAGTTCCGTTTAGAGGCAGAATGACTAAAGTAGCCGGAGAACGAGTTTTCGGCAACTGGAATATCACTGTTCTAAATGATACAGATTTTCTAATCCGCAGAGAACTAGAACTGTGGTCTAGCATGGTTCTGAATCACACGACCACGGATGGTATGACAGATCCTATTAGCTACACAGCTTCTATGTTTGTTTCACAACTTAGCCGTGACGACAAAGTTCTGCGCAAATACAAGATGTTTAATTGCTGGCCTACCAATATCTCTGAAATTGGTCTAAATTTCGGTGACACGAATGCTATTCAAGAATATCAGGTAGAATTATCTGTTGATTATTGGACTCTGGCAGACGACGGTTCTATCGTTTAATTTATGGCAATTTATAATGATGCGGGAGAGTTGAATTTATTTGGATATACTATCTCTAAAAAGCCAAAAGAGATAGAATCCAAATCATTCGTACCAAAACAAGACATTAACGGTGGCACAGAAGTCATTGTTAATTCTGGCGCGGCCTTCAATTCTTATTCTATTGATCTAGACCCTTCCGCGATTAAACATGAATCGGATTTAATTACTAAATACCGCGAAATCAGCTTGATTTCGGATATCGATTTGGCTATATCCGAAATCAATGATGAGTTTTTAGTCATCAATGAAAACGAGCCACTGATCGAAATTGATTTTACAGAAGAGTTTGCAGAAAAATATTCAGATAAGACTAAAAAACTTATTACCGAAGAGTTTACTGCTGTTCTTAAACTTCTGAAATTCAATCAAATTGGAACAGATATTGTTCGTAACTGGTACATTGATGGCCGCCTAGCGTATCATAAGATAATCGATCAGAATAATCAAAAGGACGGAATTAAAGAATTGCGGCCGATCGATGTTGCTCGATTAAAACGCATCGTAGAAATCATAAAAGAAAAAGATCAAAAAACTAACGTATCTGTAGTTAAAGGTCAGAATGATTATTACGTTTATGCAGAAGTGCAGAATCAACACGATAATAAGACCGGAATCAAGATTGCGCCAGAATCTATAGCATATGTAACTTCGGGTCTGGTAGACAGAACGACTGGTGTAACAATTTCGTATCTGCATAAAGCTATTCGTCCGATGAATCAGCTACGAATGATGGAAGACTCCGACGTCATTTATAGACTGACCAGAGCTCCAGAGCGCCGCGTATTTTATATCGATACGCAGGGCATGGCTCGTACTAAAGCCGAGCAGTATATTAAAGACGTGATGGCTCGGTACAAGAATAAACAAGTCTATAATGCTCAGACTGGAACTGTAGTAGATTCGACTAAACATATGTCGATTCTAGAAGACTTTTTCTTACCAAGAAATACAAACGGAAAAGGCACAGAGATTACTACTCTGCCATCTGGCGGATGTTTGTCTATGGATACGAAAGTCAAGCTTTTAGACGGCAGAGACTTGAGCATTTCTGAAATTGAAAAAGAGATGAATGCTGGCAAAGTTCTGTGGACGTATTCATGCCATCCAACTACTGGCGCAATAGTCCCTGGCATTATTACTTGGGCTGGTGTTACACAAAAATCAGCCAAAGTCATGAAACTAACGTTTGATAATGGTGAAGAATTAGTCTGTACGCCAGATCACAAATTCCCTCTGTATGATAGAGGTTTCGTAGAAGCAAAAGATCTTCAAATAAACGAAAGCATGATTCCAATTTATACCAAGAACGAATTTCTCGGAGAATATAAAAAGGCTGATTATACGAAAGTGTTTAATAACGAAACGAAAAAATGGATCCCAACACACAGATTAGTCGCAGAATTTTTTAGAAATGAGTTAGTTAATGAATTTGTTTTTAACCCAGAATATGTAGACAATTTAAAATTCGTAGTTCATCATAAAAATTTTAATAGATATGATAATTCTCCAGAAAATTTATGTTTCATGTCTTGGGAAGATCATGCCGCATACCACCGAGCTAATGGTTTTTCTATAGAAGCTTCTATTTTGGGAGCTAAATCCGTAGCTGCTAATAGAAAATATTTAAAAGAAAACAAACTAGAAGAATACAAACTTTTTCTGGAAAAATGCACGCAGTGGTTGTATAATTGTTCTGATGAAGAATATGATGAATATTGCAGAAAAGTGTCTATTGGAATTATTAGACATATTACAAATTTATCGCCGGAAGAGCGTATAGCAAGAAATCAACGAAGCATAGACAATTTCAAAAAAGGCAGCGAAGTTTTTGCCAGACATTTAAAATCTGACTCTGAATTCTATGTACAATATTGTCAAAGCCTTAAAGATAGTTGGACTGATGAGCGTCGAGTTGAAGCTTCTGTCAGAACTACTAAAATGAATTATGCAATGTGGGAAACTGAAGAGCATAGGAAAAAATATAGAGCTAAACAGAAATCAGAAATAAACGAAGCTATTCTGAAAAGAATCATTGACTTGGCAAAAGGAAAAACTACACATCAGCTAACACTTCATCAGATCACTGATATGTTAAATTCAGATGAAGCGATGATTGCTGAATATGTAAAAGTTAACAATAGTAAGACGTCAAGATTCGACAAAACTAAATTTACCGCTGGATTGTTAAAAAATACTGTAAAAGATTTTGGTTATAAAGGTTGGCATGATTTTAGAAAAACGTGCGCTCTACAAAATCATCGTCTAATTAAAATAGAATATTTAGATGCTCCTATTGAAGTTGGTACTTTAACAATTGATGGCGATGAAAAGTTTCACAATTATCATACATTTGCGTTAACATGTGGAATTTTTACTAAAAATTCGTTGGGTTCTATCGAAAACACGACATATTTCCAGCAAAAGCTGTGGGCATCTCTTAATCTACCGCTGTCTAGAATGCAGACAGGTCAGGGTTCGTTTAATATTGGTAGAAGTAATGAGATTACTCGCGACGAGATTAAATTCGCTAAGTTTATTTCTAAGCTGCGCATGCGTTTCAATCTGCTGTTTATCGACTTACTGAAGACACAGCTGCTGCTAAAGGGTATCACTACTCTTGAAGATTGGAATATCATTAAAGATTCTATTGTCTTTAAATATTCTAAAGACAACTTTTTCGCCGAGTTAAAAGAATCAGATATTCTTCGCGAGCGTCTACAGAACGTAGCTCAGGCCGATGTATATGTTGGAAAGTATTTCAGCCAGCGTCATGTGATGCGCGAAATATTAAAAATGACTGACGAAGAATGCGATCGTATGGAAGAACAGATGAGCAAAGAAGCTCCTCCACCTGAAGCTGTGCCACCCGCACAGTAAGATCAGATTAAATAAACATAAATAACATTTTAGGAATTACAAATGAACTTTAGCGAATTAATTCAAACTGATTCAGACGCTGCTAAGTCTGCGCTGTTCGATGCTCTTAATCAGAAAGCATTTGAATATCTTGACAACTATGTTCTAGAAAATGAAAATGAAGAAGTAGAAGAAGTCGACGAATCAAATGGTAAGTTCTTAGAAACGCATAAAGGCGAAGATGCTCATGGGATTCCTAAGCCAAATCCAAGGCATCCTGCGTATGCCAAGCATAAAGCAGCTTATGATATCGAAAAAGCTAAAGTATTTTCTCTAAAGAATAAAGACAAAGAAGTAAAAGCTAAAGCTTCTGTAGAAAGTCCAGTTACATTAAGTCATATCGATGCGGCTATCAGCAATTCATATCCAGACGTAGAACCATATGAACATCTGAAGCGTCAGTTCCCTGCGCTGCATAAAGCAGATGGCAAGAAAGGTTCTAAACTGATGGATCATCTTGATGCATGTGTCAAGAAAAACAAAGTTGGTAAAGATTACAACGATTATGTTTCTAAAGCTCATGCCGACTTTGAAGCCGATGCCAAGCATAACAACTAAATACTGGAACTAAAATGAAATACGATCTAATTTTAGATTTTGACGAAGAGTAATCTATGAAACTCAATTTCATCACCGAAGTTATTGACAATCCACTGAGTCTGTTGTTTGAAGCAGACTCTTCTGGAAAGAAGCAACTTTATATTCAGGGACCTTTTGCCGTCGCTGAACAAAAGAACAAAAACGGTCGCATCTATAAGAAGGAAATCCTCGAAGGTGCTATCGCTAAGTATGACCAAGACTATATCAAAACGTCTAGAGCTCTGGGAGAACTCAATCACCCTGCTCGTCTGAACATTGACTACGAACGTGCAACTCATCTGATCACAGAGATGAAACAAGACGGAAATCAATGGATCGGCAAGGCGAAAGTTCTTAGCACTCCGTTGGGCAGCATTCTTAAAGGGCTTTTAGAATCCGGTGTTAACGTCGGCGTATCGACTCGCGGTGCAGGTACTGTTACGGAATCTGATGGCGTAAAACATGTAGGTGAAGACTTCTTTCTGACGGCGGTTGATGTTGTCAGCGACCCAAGTGGCCCGGGCTGCGCAGTTGCTTCTATCATGGAAGGATACGAGTACTTTCTAGATGCCAAGGGTCAAGTCATTGTCGAAGAGATCGCCAAACAAGCTAAGCAGGATTACGATCACAAAGTGTTAACAGAGTCTCGCAAAGTAGAATTATTCAAACAACTATTAGAAGCAATCAAATGAAACTAGATCAAATCTCTGAAGCATACATCGGAATGGTTGTTGAGGCACTAGCTCCGTCAGAAGTAGCTAAACTCAAAGCTGATGTAAAAAGAACGGGCAAAACACATGCTCAGTTAGCAGATGAACACGAAAAGTATGCAAATCACCTAGAAAACATCGGCCAGAAATCTCTCGCTGTCAATTCTAGAATGCAAGCTGCTCAGCATAAAGAACTCGCTTCTGTTAAAGAAATGACAGAAGCGGACGAACTGAATGAAGCTAATAAGTTTAACCCTGCTTTATTCGACAAACATAGCACTGCCGATTTAGGTGACATGGCTTCAGATTGGTACAAAGAAGTACATAATGTAAGACCTTCTCATATCATGAAATTGGGCGTTGATAGAAAAGTCACATTGAATACGCTTAAAGATCTGCATGATCGCGAAGCGAAAATGAATCGCTGATTCAGAAAACTGACGGATAAATAATAGATGTACACATTTCGTGAAACCATTAAATAAATCATATTTGGAGTAAAGAACATGACCCTAGAAGAACGTATCAAACAGATGCTTGAAGAAAGCGCTAAGCAGCCTGAAGTAGTTGTCGAGAAACAACAAGAACTAAAATCTCTTTCTGAAGAAGAGCTAGAAGCAATGTCTCAAGAAGAGTTCGATGCCATTGACGAAGAGCAACTTGACGAACTATCTAAAGATACTCTGGCTAATTATGTCAAGAAAGCTACTCCACTAGTTCCTCTTGCCAAGAAACCTGAAAATCGCGCCGGCAGCATTAACCGCGCCAAAGTCAAGATGCAATACACCGAATCTTCAACTGAAGAAGATTCAGAAGTAGTTGTAGAAGATAAAATGGCTAATTTAAAAGCTATTGCTGCTAAAGATAAACAAGAAAATAAAGATCGTGAAGATGATTATCTAGACGATGATGGTAAGACCGCTAAGAAAGCGAAATTATCAAAAGAAGTAGCTGCAGCTAGAAAACTAGTAAAATCTAATGAATCTTCAGAAGTCTCCTCACAAGTCTCTGCTCTTCTAGAAGCAGAAGGCCTTTCAGAAGAATTTAAAGTACAAGCAGTGACTATTTTTGAAGCCGCTGTAACAGATCGCGTATTGCAGATCCAAGAAGAATTGGAAGCTCAGTACAACGAAAAACTCGAAGAAGCCACGGCCGAAATCGAACAAAATATTGATGGATTTTTGACTGAAGCTGTCCATGAGTGGTCAGCACATAATGAAGTAGCAATCGAAGCTAACTTTAAGTCTCGTCTAGCAGAAAGTTTTATGGATGGTATTCAGTCTCTGATGGCTGAACACAATATTGAACTGCCAGAAGATGCTGAAGATGCTCTAGAGGTTGCACTAAACCAAGTCGAAAAACTTGAAGAATCGGCAGAAGAAGTTCAGACTACTATTGCACAACTGCAAGAACAAGTCAACGAACTAAAAGCAGAAAAGATTCTAGAATCATTTAAAGAAAGAATGACTTCTACAGAATTTGATCGCTTTTCTCAACTAACCGAATCAGTTAAGTACAAAGACGAAACTCAATATGAAAAACAACTAACTATTGTTCTGGAGAATTTCGGCAAACAGCTGACTTCAAAGCAAAAAGTAGTTAAAGAATCAGCTCCAGCAGTTATTACCGAAGAAATTGTCGCTACACCAGCCGAGACTATTGTCACCGAACAATATTCCAACGTCAACGTGTATGCCAACTATTTGGCTAGCCGCGCAGGGAAAATCTGATTTTATTAAATAAACCATATTGAACATAATGACTCTAATTAGAGTCAAAAATCCAATCCGATATTTTAAGGGAAAAAAATGAAAACCGTAGAACAACTTATTGAAAAATGGTCGCCAGTGCTTGATGCACCCGGCGTCAATCCTATTACCGACACCGTTCGTCGTCAGACTACCGCTGTTCTTCTAGAGAACACCGAACAAGATTTGATTCAGACTCGCCAGATGCTGGCCGAAGCAGGTCCTACTACTCAGACTGGTCAATACGGCACCGCCTATCCTACCGATGGTACCGGCCTTTCTAAGTATGATCCGATCCTGATTTCGATGGTTCGTCGCTCTGCTCCACAAATGATCGCTTATGACATCTGTGGCGTTCAACCACTACGTCAGCCTACTGGCTTGATCTTTGCTCTGCGTTCACGTTATGCAGCTCAAAATGGTCTAGAAGCTCAGTTTGACGAAGCTAATACAGCATTCTCTGGTATTGCTGGCGTATCTCCTGGTGCGTCTACTGGTTCAGGCCAAGCAACCGATGCTACCAATCCTACCAATGACTTCGTCTTCTCAGATCAAGACCCATCTGGTACAACTTCTACCGCTATCGTAGCACCTGGTACAGCAATGGCCACGGCAGCTGGCGAAGCTTTGGGTGGTGGTGTTACTGAATTCGGTGAGATGAGCTTCACTATCGAACAGATGTCCGTTACTGCTAAGACTCGCGCTTTGAAGGCTGGTTACTCTGTTGAATTCGCGCAAGACGTTAAGAACCTACACGGTCTTGATGCCGATGCCGAACTCTCTAGCATCCTGTCTACAGAAATTCTTTCTGAAGTTAACCGTGAAGTTCTGCGTACAATCTATGCAGGCGCTAAGATTGGTGCTCAAGACGCAACAACCACTGGCGTGTTCGATCTATTGACCGACTCTGATGGTCGTTGGTTGGCTGAACGTCATAAAGGTCTGTTGTTCCAGATCGAACGCGAAGCAAATGCGATCTATCAACAAACCCGTCGTGGCAAGGGCAACATCATGGTTTGCTCAAGCGACGTAGCTTCTGCTCTAGCGATGAATGGTGTTCTAGACTATGCTCCTGCATTGGCTAACAACATCAACGTTGACTCTGCTGGTGCTACTTTCGCTGGTACATTCAAGAATGGCATGAAAGTTTATGTTGATCCATATTCTGGCGTTGCTGGTTCTAATAGCCAATTTGCTATGATTGGTTACAAAGGAACTTCGGCTTGGGATGCAGGTCAGTTCTACTGCCCATACGTTCCTCTGCAGATCGTTCGTACAACGAACCCTGCTACTATGTCTCCAGTTTTGGCGTACAGAATGCGTTACGGCATGGCTAAGAATCCGTTCTTCAACACCGCTGGTAGAACAAACGCATATTACAGACTGTTTGCGGTAAGAAATCTTATCTGATAATCTAAAGAATCTAAAGAAAAGGACCTTCGGGTCTTTTTTTATGCACAAAAATTTTACGCTAAACATTCTTAGTGATAAAATGTAATTTTGAAAGTTTATTATGAATACATTGAAAATCGAAAAGTTAGCTGAGAAAAATTTATTGCATGTACTAGAACACTGTTTTCCAAATGCTGAAATTCAGACTCAGAAAAGATTAAAGTTTGATTCAAGAACGTTGATAGTAGATTATTATCTGAAACTCGATGACGTTGAGTTTATAATTGAGTTCGATGGTCCGACGCATTATACTAGTGTGAAAACTCAATTGCGAGATTTATCTCTAACTAAATATTGCATCATCAATAACATCAAATTAATTCGTTGGCCATATTTCATTCAGCCAAGTTCAGCGGCACTGCATCATTATTTTGGAGAGTTTGCTTTAACTGCCGAAAAAGTAGAGGCAGAATATAAAGATGGTTTTTATGATGCGAAAATAGTTTTACCGGGAGATTATAACGAATTCGGTTGGAAGATTTTCTTTGAACAATATATGAAATTTGCAGCTGATGATAAATTTAGTATTATGGTTGAGATATTTGAATCGCTTTTTAGCAGAGACTCAAAATACGGTTCATTAGAGAATATTCTTGGAGTTGATTGGAAGTCAAATAAGACTAAGAAAGATTTTTATAAGCATTATCCTACGTAATGTTAAATAGAAAACAACTCTTCTCTTTACTATGAAAAAATTAACTAACTCACGTGGACCTCAGATCGATATTCAAACTCTCACCGAGTCGTATGGCAATCGCTATATGATGATTCAAGATTTGTCTAGAAGAGTATATGAACTTCGCCGTGGATCGGAGCCGCTTATTACAGACCATCTAGATCCGTATAACTCTGGACCAGTCACTGCACTACTAGAACTTCAGAAAGCTCGTAATGTCTGAACACTATAATACTCTTCGCAGCAATGGATTTACCTTTGCGCTACTGCGCTTACCTGATACCGTGTTTCGTGTGGTCAATCTAGAAATGCCAGATATCACTATCTCACCAGCACAGAGCGCATACCCAACGGGATCTCAATATTTCCCGGGCGGTGCCACGGAGTATGGCGAGCTGACTTTAAGATTCATTATTGACGAAGATCTTAAAAACTACACAGAACTGTTTAACTGGATTACTCAGCAGACGTTTGCCACGAATTATGCGCCTAAAGATAAAGAGCAATTCTTAGTATCCGATGGTGCACTGACAACGCTGAATAATGCTAGTGTTGCGAATAAGACTTTCTTTTTTCATGATCTGTTTCCAATCTCTCTAAGCGGTTGGCAATTCGAGACCAACGTATCTGAGCCGGCTCCGGTAGAATGCACCGCAACTTTTAAGTTCTCTTACTTCGAACTCAAATAATTTGCACATATGCGCATAGAGTGTATAATTGCTCTATGAACATTTTTTACTTATCTACTGATCCTTATACTGCCGCGAGAGCGATGACAAATGCGCACGTGTGCAAAATGATTGTCGAGACGGCGCAGCTGCTTTCTACGGCTCATTTGATTCTAGATGGCGAGCCGTCGGCCGAGTTATCTAAATCTGGTCGAAAACAAAATCAGTATCGACATCCGAATTCGGATATTCTTTATAAGATAACTCACGTGAATCATCCGTCAGCTGTCTGGGCTCGACAAAACATTTCTAATTACTCTTGGCTTTATCTTCACTTTTTGGCATTGTGCGAGCAATATACCGACCGCTATAGCCGTGTGCATTTAACACAGTCTAAACTAGTTAACGTATTGATGCACACTCCAAAAAGTATACCGATCAGTCCTATTACGTCAATGCCCCAAGCTATGCCAGAACAGTATAAAGATCCGGATTCGGTTGTTGCGTATCGTCGCTACTATGAAGCAGAGAAGTTAAAACTTCCGGTAGACATCGAAAGATATCACCGAATTTTGGAAATTTGAGAAAGTAGTCATTTTCGTAAATTTCAAGCATCTGCGTCTATTGATAGATAAGAGTTTGATGTTATCGTTTTTGATACAAAACTCATTTATGATGATTTATACACGTATTTTCGTAGTTCTTCTAAGTTATTGATTTAATTAACTATTTTTGTTATCATTTTGGACACTTTATGTGTCCTTTTTGTTCACTTAAATTCATAGTTTTAGCTTCTATAATCAAACCCTAATATATTTCCCTTACCATGATTACAGTCACCACATAGTATTTGTAGATTATTAACATCAAGCGCTAATTCTGGATTAGTTTTTCTCGGTTTAATGTGATCTACGTTAAGAACTACATTGTTGTTTTTATCAGGGATCGATCCGCAGCATTGACATCTTCTTCCGTATAAATTGAGTGCTAAGAATCTAACGCGTTTCCATTCAAATGAAGATAAGAATTTATTCGAATTTGGATTAACAGCTGATTTGGCGCTGATCTTCTTATTCTTAATTTCTGCAGCGGCAGATTTTTTCTGTTTCTTCAGTCTAGATTTTGATAACTTAACTTCTTGTTTTTCTATCACCAAATTGGTTTTCTCAAATATAATTTTACAAAATTGTTCATCAGACAATTCTTTATTTCTCTTAATGCCTTTAGCAACCAACGCATTAGCGATATCCGTATACATAGTAAAATTAAAATCTGGATTTATATTCAGTTTAAAGTGCTTTATTAAAGCTACAAGGATCTTAGGTCCAACGTTTGTAAATTTTGGTTTTGTGTAATAATTCATGTTTATCATTTTTAAATATTCTGTCTAATAGTCATTGTATCTCGATTTTATAAAAAGTAAAAATTTTACTTCTATTCTATCTGTGATACAATTACCTTAACAAAGGAAATTCTTAATGCTAGATCACAATGAACTTATCGCTCAGTGGGCCGAAGATTGTAAAATAGATCGTACTCAATTGTTAGAGAGAATGTATCAGGCGCCGATATTACATTCTAAATATTTGACTATTTTGCAGACGTACAAAGTAAAAATTCGGTCGCTGACACTTAAATACCAGAAGCTTCGACAAACTAAGATTCGTTATTATAATGGAGAGATGGATAAGACCGAGCTTGACGGGCTGGGGTGGAAACAATATTTGTACGTCAAGCCATTAAAAGCAGCACTAGAATCCTTATTAGACGCAGACTCGGATTTGCAAGTAATTCAAGAACAGATTCTTTACATAGAGACTATGATCTCTACAACTGAATCGATTATGAAGGAAATGACCAATTTGCACTTTCTTTTCAAAAATATCATAGAACAACAGAAATTCCTCGCAGGCGTATGATAACTGTATATAAATTAAATGAAAGTTTTCTAAAAATAGAATGCGAGCCAGATGTCGCCATGGAATTGTCAGAGACATTTAGTTTTCTGGTCCCGGGATATAAATATATGCCTGCTTATAAAACAGGCAGATTTGATGGTTATATTCGTCTTCTAAATCTAGGTAGACGCACGCTTCAGGTTGGATTGTATCAAAAGCTTAAAGAATTTGCGGATCAACGTGGATATGAATTGTCATGCAAAGATTCTGAATTCGGCATGCCAGATCAGACAGCCGGAATTACGTACGAAGAGACCGAAGCTTACATCAAAACGCTAGGATTCGATAGTCGGCCCAATCCGATAGAGATTAGAGATTATCAGATCGAGGGTGTTCATATTTGGCTAAACAACTATAGAGCAATTGCTGTCGCCTCGGTCGGAGCAGGTAAATCTGCGATCATTGGAATTACGTGTCGATACATAACAGAAGTTCTTAACCAGCGCACACTGATCATTGTTCCTACTATTGGTTTGACTTCTCAGATGCGTGGTGATTTTGATGATTATTTTGCGCACACAGGTTGGAATGCCTCCGATAATTGTCATCTGATTACTGCCGGAGTAGACAAGAACATCGATAAGCCGATTGTTATCTCTACGTTTCAAAGTATTTACAAGCTTTCAAGCGATTGGTTTAATCAATTTGGCGCGATCTTGTTAGACGAAGGTCACAAAGCAACCGCCAATACAATTGCCGGAATATTCGATAAAGCAACCAAAGTCAAGTACAAACTTGCATGCACCGGAACATTGCACGATATGAAATGCAACGTCCTGCAAATGATCGGGTTAACGGGTTCTGTTTATGAAATAGCACCGACCGCCACGTTGATTAAAAACGGCCAACTCGTACCACTGAAAATAAAATCTCTAGTGCTAAATTATCCGCCAGAAATATGCAAGGCGATGAAAAAAGTAGAATATGATTCAGAAATCAAGTACATCACGACTAACAGTAAAAGAAACAACTTTATAGCAAAGCTGACAATCAATTGTTCTGGAACTGTCTTGGTTCTGTTTAGATTTATCGATCAAGGCCAGGCGGTGTATAATAGAATTAAAGAATTGATCGGTGAATCTAGAATCGTTTATTTCATCGACGGATCTGTATCGGGTAGTAATCGAGAAGATATTCGACTTTCTGCCAACGAAGACGATAACGTGATCATCGTCGCTTCTTACCCTACAATGGCGACGGGAATTAATCTTCCGGCGATAGAGACGATTATTTTTGCGCATCCGACAAAATCTAAAATTACTAGTCTTCAGTCCATCGGGCGTGGCCTTCGATTAAAGGAAGGAAAGGATAAATGCACGTTGTTTGACATTTCCGATAATTTTACTGTAGGAAAACATATCAATCACACTATGCGCCATCTGGGTGAACGACTTAAAATGTACACACAGGCTGGCTTTACGTTCACCATGACTCAGATACCATTTTAATAATATGAAAAGACTTCATGTATTCAAGACTGCTTATGGCGAAAACATCATGGCGGAGTTTATGTCTGCACCAGAAGGCGGACCGATTTATCTGCGCAGACCAATTAAAATAGTACAACAGCTACAGTTAACACCGGCCGGCATGAATACCGCCATGATACCGATGTTGTATTTTCCATTCGGAGAACAACAGACGTATGCTTTCAGTCCGGCATTATTTGTTGCTATTGTTGAGGCTTCGGATTTTGAGTCTCGTTGGTATCATAATTCTTTACAGATACTGTATCGTGACGAAATCAAGCGTATGTTAGTCACTTCTGCGATGTTTGATGACGTTCAATACGATGATAAACTGATTATGTCAGCTCCTGAAATGATACAATGAATTCAATGATACAATGAATTCAGATACTTTTTTCTTACAGCTTAACTATGCTAAGATTCTTGGAACTAAGTTAGAGCGCTTTAAAATCAAAAAAGAGTTTCCCTTCTTGGCCGCCGCGCGTTGTCCAATTTGTAATGATTCTGCCAAAAGCCAAACTAAAACTAGATTCAACATATACGAAAAAGAACATTCTCTGAATTGCATGTGTTTCAATTGTGGTCTGAGTACTACGTTGATCAGTTTTCTAAAACATCATTACAAACAACTTTTTGACGAATTTCTTTTTGATAAGCTAAAAATCTCTAATAAGAGTAGACCGATTATACTGCAAGAAGAGTTTATTCCAGAGAAAATCAAACCAAAATCGATCAGTCTAGATCTTCCATACGTGGCTGATTTAGAAGATTCTCATCCGGCCAAACAATATATTTCTTTTAGACAACTTCCGGTATATAATTTCCAATATACCGACAAGTTTTTCGAATTCTCTAAACAGTATAATGAAACACTGATATGTGGAAAGACCGACGAACCTCGATTGATTATTCCTTTTTATGATCGTCAGGGAAATGTATTTGCCTACCAAGGTAGATCGTTTAAACCAAACGCGGCTCAGAAGTATATCACGATCATACTGAATAAGAAGATTCCGAAGATTTTTGGCATAGATCGATTAGATGTTACTAAAGAAATTCTCTTGGTAGAAGGACCTCTAGACTCGTTGTTTTTACCAAACTGCTTGGCATCCGTGAACGCATCTCTGTCTTCAACGGCCGATAAACTAGTTCGCGGAATAAATATCAATCCTGAACAGATTATTATTATTCTAGACAATGAATCACGGTCTAAACATATTTGTGCAGAATATAAAAAGGCCATATCTTCTGGATTTAAAATAGTGATATGGCCAAAAAAACACAAAGAGAAAGATATTAATGAATTAATTCTTTCCGGTAAAGATCCAATTAAAATAATAAGCGAAAATACTTATACTGGGTTAGCCGCTGAATTACAATTTAATTCATGGGCTCTTGCATAATTTCTTCTTTCTGGTGGGTTCGGGATTAATTTTATTTCTCCCGACTTGAATCTATCATCTTTAGGCGATACGCTAATTATTAATCCTTCCATAGTCATTGCTGAAACCTGTTTTTTTCGCATAGACGGGTATTCACCTGAAAGAAATTTTTCATCATTGGTGCTTATTTTAAATGTTCTGTGGGTGATCACATCAATTACATCTGTTCTTCCACTATTGATTGAAGTTATTTCGCCGGTTTTAAATCTATAGTCGTCAGTATTAACTCTAAAAGTATTACCATTTTTGTCTATTACAGAAACTTTTCCTGTGTTCATGTATACTATTTCACCCGTTAATAATCTAGGGTCACCGCATTTAACATTAAAGAAATTTCCGGGTGTATCATGCACAGTAACCATTCCAGAAAATGCAGTAATTAATTCACCAGAAAGTAATCTAGGATCGTTTTTAAACACGGAGAAATTATTTCCAAATTTATCTTTAACAGGGCATCTTCCTTTTATTCCAGGATACCCAGACATGCCTTGTCCACCATCTTGTAAATTTAATAATATCCCAGTGTTATTAAATTTTCTTCCCCACCAAGAAATCAATTTTCTCTCAATTGCAAATGCACCTACTTCTGATAAATTCCTTTCTAAAATTACTATATTCATTTTATTTGGTGGTATTCTTAGAACCCCATGTGGGGCAAAAGCTCGTCTACCATGCCCTTTACCAATATAATAAGGTGTTCCTGCTTTAGCGGTTGCCGAATCCTTACTTCTTAAATATGCGTATACATAAAATCTAAGTGGGTTCTTTTCTTTGTTCATATCTATTGTCTCCGATAAATAAAATGTAGGACAGCACAGGTATCCGTACTGTGTTGATAAATCTGCCAGGATTTATCTAACTACTTATTTAATAAAAATAGAATTTACAATTATGTATACTTGATTTATAATGGAATAAATAAATGTTCGGTCGCAGAAGTAGTAAAACAATACGACAAAGCAATACGAGCCGGCTATAAAATAGTTATATGGCCAAAGACTCTGCAACAGAAAGATATAAACGCGATGGTGCTTGATGGCATCAATCCGCTTTCGGTAATCAGGAAAAATACATTCAAGGGCCTTGAAGCTTCACTCAACCTAAGTAAATGGAAACAGATATGACAACAAATATGCTAGCAGAATCAAAATTTTATACCGGATACTCACGCTGGGATGACGTGAATGATCGTTATGAAATGTGGGAAGATTCTGTCGATCGTGTTATGAATATGCATCGTGAAAAATACAAAGATGTTATGTCTAATGAATTGAATGAAGCGATTAATTTTGCAACCGCTGCATATAAAGAAAAATTAGTTCTAGGAGCTCAGCGTGCATTGCAATTCGGTGGAGAACAGATTTTCAAACACGAAAGTAGAATTTATAATTGTGCGGTTTCATACGTAGATCGCCCAGCTTTTTTCAATGAGTGTATGTATCAGATGTTGTGTGGAGTTGGTGTAGGATTTTCTGTACTTAAGAAGTACGTTGATCAATTGCCAGCTATTGCTAGACGATCGCAAAAGAAAGCAAAGATTTTCCAAGTTCCAGATTCAATTGAAGGCTGGTCGGATGCATTTGGAGTTTTGTTGAGCTCATATTTTACAGAAGATTCAACGCACCCAGAATATCGTGGATGTCAAGTGCATTTTGATTATACTAAAATTCGACCGATGGGTTCTAAAATTTCTGGTGGATTTAAGGCACCTGGCCCAGATGGATTAAGAAAAGCTTTAATCAAATGCGAAGATTTGCTTGAGAATCTTTTAATTGATAAACCGATCAATAAAATTAATACAATTACTGCATATGATTTTGTTATGTATCAGTCTGATGCCGTATTAAGCGGAGGCGTGCGGCGCTGTTTACCTGGAGATACGTTAATCCAATTAGATGTAGATTTATGGAAACCAATTTCTGAAGTTACTTCAGACGATAAAGTATTATTTGATGGAGAATATTTCAATATCATTAATAGGTTTGATCAAGGGATTCAGAGTGTTAATAAAATATTGTAATAAAATATTGTTAGATGATGGCACATATTTAGAATCTACAGATAAACATAGATGGTTTGTATACAATGCTGAATTAGATATTATGGAATGGGTCGCGACTAGTGACTTGAAACCTCATCACGCAATGATTCAATCAGATGATTCAGATTCAATCGCCGTCGGTTAAGACTACACTAGTTTCGTGCATATTAAATAAAATATAAAACTGGAGAAAATTTTATGAGAGTATGCTACACGTGCCAAGAAATTATATCTAAAAGAGGTAAGAACGACGGTAAACCTCAAATTTGTAAAAATCCAAATTGTAAAACTGAAAAATATAAAACGGATTGGATTAATTGGCATGTCGAAAATGGCATCGTGCCAAATGGCATGGATCGTTCGTCTTTTTTAAAACGATTGCCTAAAACGGTACTATGCAAAATATGCAATAATTATTTTACTACAGATTTTTTTAATAAAAATCTCAGAAGACATGAAGATATATGTAGTTCGCCTGAATGTATAGACTCTGCGAGGGTCAATAAATTAATATCAACAAAAATCGAAAGATATGGCCACGCTGGGCCAAATCAAGAAAAATTTAGACAAACATCATTGGAAAAATTTGGAACAGAACATCCTTCACAATCATCAATAGTCAAAGAAAAATCAATACAAACGTGTTTAAATCGTTACGGTGTAGACAATGCTTCTAAATCCCCAGAAATTATAGAAAAAATAGCTCAATCGTTTTTCGACAGATATGGTGTTAGAAATGTATTTCAAAATAAAGAATTGATGCATGCAGCCTTTGAATCTAAATATGGTGAAGGAATTGTGAATCCTTTACAAATTCCAGGTGTTGCAATGAAAGCATATAACACTCGAAAAGAAAGATATGAATTACATGGTGCAGTACCAAAAGACAAATATCATGCAGCTATGATGGAAAAGCATGGAGTATTAGAATTTTTTTCATCTGAACGCGGAAAAATGACAGACATAAACTTGAAATTGCTCTATGGATACACTGATGAAGAAATATCTGCTATCAGAAAATCTCAAACATTAACGCTAGAACGAATTGAACAAAAATATGGCACAGAAAACGCAGAAGAAATTTTTGCAGAAATAAAACGTTCATTTGATTCAAGTTCATTTGATTGGGCTCTTGAAAAAGCAAAAGGAGATCAGATTTTAGCTCAAGAAATTTATACAAAACGAGTACTTCAAAAAACTATAAAAAATAGAGTTAGTCAAACTTCTTTAAAAGTTTTTAAAGAATTAGAAGAATATTTGATCTTAAATTTTAAAGATTTTGGCACAATATATGTTGGAGATTCTATTAGAAAAGAATATTTTTTATATGATAACGAAAATAAATGCATTTATTTTTATGATTTTACTATTATTAATAAAGAAAGTAATAGAAAATGCATTATTGAATATAATGGATGTTATTATCACGCCAAAACGGAATTAGATAATCCAGAAAGTTTTGCTAAAGATAAATGTAAAAGAGAATTAGCAATAAAAAATGGGTTTCATTATATCACTGTTTGGGATGATATGAAACATAAAGACATAGTAGATTTATTAAAAAAGGAATTGGAAACATGGCTAAAACTGCAAAATTAAAATTTATTGTATCTGTTACAAAATCTAGAGATATTGAAACTTATGATATCGAAGTT